ATGTCCAGCGACCCCACGGGAAGAAACGAGCCCCCTACCATGCTCTCGAGGCCTTCGAGACGACCGCGTTCCGCCCATTGTTGCACCGTGGGCAGGCGGCCCGGAGGTTGGCGGGGTTCCACCATTCGCCGCCGCGTGAGACGGGGACGATGTGGTCGACTTGGTTCGCGGCGATCGTGCAGCCGCGGGCTTGGATTTGGCAGATGCCGCGGTCGCGTTCGAGGACTTGTTTCCGGACGGTGCGCCACGGGCCGGAGTAGTGGGCTTTTCTCATGGGGCGCTCGAGGCTCCGGCCCACGGTCGCCAGCCGTAGAGCTTCCATAGGGCGAGGGCCGCCTTTAGGCATTTGGTGGGGGAGGCGCGTAGTTCTTCCATGTCGCGGCGAATGATTCGCTCTCGTACTAAGAAGCCTTTGTTACTTGCGTTGATTTGCATACTGCAGAAGCTCCCGCCCCACGGATCCTTAGAATTAAGTGCGAGATTCGAGCATAAAGACTCTCTAGCGGCCACCTTACGAAGGGCGGGGAGTTCGCGGCGTGGCCAGCCGATCGACTGGGCGGTCTTGGCGAGGCGGTGACATTCGGGGGCGTCGGGGTTGTAGTAGCGGGCGGCCGCGACGGTCGGGGTCATGGTGTTAATCATAAGTGCGGCGAGGATGGTGAGGGTAGAGCGGGTTGCCATTGGTGGCTCCTAACGGGACGGTGCGCCTTCGAGCCGTGGTCGGCGAGGCGTGGGTCTTGGGTTGCCATAGAGCCTAGTCGCGTCTAGCGGCCGGGGTGCGGGAATCGGTCTCTCATGTAGGCCGCCCAGTTCCGCTGCAGGTCGTCGAGGAGTGTTCCGGCTTCGCGGTAGAGGCCGCGTTGCCTGAAGGCGAAGATCTCTTCGAGGGCGGCGATCATGGGGCGGAGTTCGTCGACTTCGGCGGCGAGTTGGTCGACGCGGGCTTCGAGTCTCCAGCGTTCGCGCTCGTTCGTGTCGTCCATTAGTAACCGGCTTCCCGTAGTAGGTGGACCATGTCGGCGAGTGTGACGACGGCGTACTGGTCGCTCGGGCGGCCGTGGCCGCGGCGTTTCACGACAAGAATCCCGACGTCGGCGTTCGCGTTGGTGCGTTCCGTTTCGGCTTCTTCGAGCCATTCGGACAGGCGGATCGTCTTCGCGTTCTTTAACTCCCAGACGATGCCGGGCGTTCCGGAGATGTCGCCTCGGTCTTTGTTGCCGGTGAGCGGGGCGCGGTCGGCGTGTTCCCAGTATTGGGCAAGGTAGTCGGCGATGAGACGCTCGAACGCGGTCCCTTTCGCTTTGCTTTTACTCACCTGCGCCCCTCTCGATAAAGGTTACTTTTAGGCCGTCGTGGTAGGCCTTGAGAAGGAGGACGGCGGACTCGCGGTCACACTTGGGGCAGGCGTTCAGGCCGCGCCAGATGAACGCGGCGCTCTTTGAGAATTGGGCGACTATGTTGTCGCACTCCGGGCAGTAATGGGGCTTGACGACCTCGTATTTCACGGTTTTACCCACGGTTACGGTCCCGAAAGTCGTCGATGTCGACCATGAGGTCGCCGTAGCCGTAAGGTTCGAGACCGACGGAGATCTGAGCGAGAATCGCATAGGCCCGGTCGAGGAGCTTTGTAGCGAGTTCGAGATCTTGGCCGCATTGTTCGAGGATTCGCCGTTGGAATCCTTGTAGGGAGTTGTCTTTGTTGGCGACTGGTTCGGTCGGTGGCGGCGTCGACTCGAACGCGGCCCAGACGTCGGGGTCATTCATAGCGGCGGCTCCTATTGCTCGGATGGTTTCGGTGACGGCGTAGTGCGCGACGGTCGAGGGCTTCGACGAGGGCGATCGCGGCGATGCCGGCGATGAGAAGGGCGAGTAGTTCTCGGAGCATGGCGCGCACCTAGAAAGGTTCCTCGTCCGGGTAGTCGTCGGCGACGTCGATCCCGAAACCCGGGGGGACGGTCTTCGTTTTGAGAATGTGGTCGATCGCTTCTTTTGCTTCGCCGGCGGTGAGGTTGCCGGGTACTTCGCAGTCGAGGCGGTGTTTCGCGACGAGGTCGATCAGGTAGGAGATCTGCTTTCCAGACGCGGGACGCGGCCCATAGCCGGAGGGCCGTTCGGTTGCGTATGTTTCGCGGCCTGCTTCGAGGTCGCGAGCGATCGCGATCCGTGGGGCTGCGGCGGCTCCGTCGTCGTCGTCGGATGCTGCGAGGCCGAGGCAGGCGAGGAGGTGGTATCGCCGGCCGTAGGTGATGGCGGATCCGATTTCTTGAGCGGTGCGTCCGTTGGGTAAGGCGAGCGGCTCGAAGACGATGTATTGGCCGGAGTAGTGGAGGATCGACGTTGAGATGGTGAGGAAGTCCGAGTTTTGGTTAGAGGCGGTCTGTGTGATCGTAAGGCCGTGCTTTGCGAGGACCGGGCGGACGGTGTCGAGGACGTCTTCGAGGGCGGCGTAACGGTAGGCGTAGGAGCCACCGGACTTAGTAGGTATGGATGCTTCGCGGCCTTTAGAGACGCCGGAGAGTTCGGCGGACGCGGCGACGAGCGCGGCGGCGAGGTCGGCGATGTTGTCGGTATGTCGGATCATTGGTCGCGGCCTTTCAATGTGCGGAGGCTTTCGATGAGGTTATGGATGTAGGTGTCGTCGAGGTGCAGGCCGCGGTCGTAGAGGTTTAAGAGTTGGTCGATTATTTCGCGTTCGCGTTCGCGGATCTTTCCGCCGCGAGTTTGTGCCGGCGTGTCATACCGAAGCTGCTCCTCGTAGGCGGCGCGATACTTGTCGTGAACGTACGGGTGGGCTTTGCCGCGCTTGGCGCGAAGCATAAAGACGCGGCCCTGACGGTGCAGGTTTGAGAGTGCGCCGCTCGCTTGGCCGTGGTGGAGGTTGAGTCGGTCGGCGATTTCGCCCCACGTGAGACCGAAAGGTTCGCGGGAGAGTTCGTTCAGGATGGAGAGGGCGCGGTCGGCGGCGGTTCCGTCGTCGGCTTCGCGTTCGGCTCGTTCGATCGACGCGGGTCGGTCTACGTGGCCTGTGGTGCCGTCGGGGTATGCGAAGAGGCCGCCGTAGGGGTCTCGTTCGGAGTAGATCTTTCCGGGCATTGTGTCTCGCTTTCGGTTGGTTGTCCGAGTGTGAAGGTAGCGAACACTTCGCGACTAGTCAAGCATTGTTCGGTAGTTGCGTAGAAGCTCTTCGCGGTGCATAATGAACGCAGGACAACCACGCACGACCGAAAACTTAGAGCAAGATCACAAGGCGGTCCCCCGCTTGCATGGGGCGGCGCGACACTCGGGAACGAGGGTAGACGACCTTGTCGTGAGGTCGAGCAGAGTACGAACTTCTAAAACGTGATCGGTGTCGGTCCCTAGCATGGAGAACGGCGGCCGAGGGTGCAATTCCCTGAAGCGTGGGGGGAACGCTCCGAAGACTCGAGTTAACCCTAGAGAGCAAGCCCGCCCCGCGGGCGCGGTAGCCGCCGAAGGCGGAATAGAGACTCGATCCGTGAATAGTGGAGCCGCCCCGGAGAGCCACAAGGAATGGACAACCACGTAACCGAAAACCCGAGGCGGCTCGACACTATGAGGGGGAACCTTTTGCCGTGGTCCCGCCCGTAACCCTAGCCGAACCGTGTCGAGTTTGTAATGCTCTAGAAGGGGGACTCGATGCGGAGTCTGTCCGCGGTTAGGCGAGGGCCGCCGGCGCGGTAGCCGACAAGGTCTTCCACGTTTTAACGAGAAGCTTCGGGTCGTCGGCCATGCTCGGGGCGAGTTCTACATGGATCCATTTCCCGCCGGGGGTTCCGCCGTTGTCCGTTGGAGTCCAGTCTTTCCAGCCGGGGGAGCCGTTGCGGTTGCAGCGGAACCCGCGACCCCATTTCTCCGTCCCGGCCTTCGAGGTTCCCGAGTAGTCATGGATTTCTTCGATCCCGAGCGCAACGTGGTTCGTTTCGAGCCAAAGGCAGACAGAGCCGACGAGGGCCGCCCTCTTGGGGTCGAAGCCGAGGTCGATCGCCCTTCCGGTCGCGTGAACCGACAGGCGCGGCTTAGCGTTCGGGTCGCTCGATCTCATCGGCCGGTTCGCCCAAATGCCGAGGTTCGTGAACTTCCAGCGGGACGCCATGATCTCGCCGAACTTGATCGTCCCGGGCCGCGGACCTTCGGCGGGGTCTGTGTTCCCGGTGTACGGCATCGCCGGCGGTTTCTTCGCTGTTGCCACTACTCGGCCTCCTTGTCGGGTATCCCGTCGCCGTCGCGGTCGCCTCGAACGCCGGAGGCGATCATTACCCCGGAGAGTGTGCCGACGAGGAACGTCGAGATCGGTTCGAGAAGCGAGATAAAGGCCTCGTCGTTCGGGCTTTGCTGCATTGGTTGGCTCACGAACAAAAGTCCGTAGAGGACCGAGGCGATCGTGAACGCGAGACATCCGGCGAGGACCATGCCGACGGTGAAACGGAGAAGTGCGTTTAGTTCGGTGGCGCTGCGTCGTTTCTTGGGTTCGCGTTTCATCTGCATTTGTTACCGACTATTCCTTCGGGTGCGGCGGCTGCGAGCGGTTGGTCGTAGAAGATCGTCGACGGCGGGATCCATCCCAGAGCCTTATTCTTCGTGCGGATGGTCGTCGTTGTGGGGGCGGCTGCTTCGCAAGGATTCCGGTAGCGGTCTGTGCATCCGGTTAGCGGTAGGGCCGTGAGAAGCGCCGCAGCGAGTGCGACGCGGGATCTCATTCTTCGGGGGTCTCCTCTTCGGGTGTCGGTTCGGGATCTGGCTCGGGTGTCGGCTCGACGTAGCCGGGCGGGTTAGGGAAGTCGGCGACTGGTCCCGGTTCCCATGTTGCGGGGAAGTCGCGCAACGCTTGCCGGTAGGCGGCCCACGCGGCGCGGTCGACGGGCGCGTCGAGGTGTTGCGTCCAGTCGCAAGCGGCGAGAAGGCGATCGCGATGTATGCGGAGCCGCTCGAGCCACCATTCGACGGGGACTTCTTCAGGGTCGAAGATGCTTTGCAGATTCATTTATGCCGCCTCGTACATAAATTGGATTCTGATTTGATCGTTAGCGGCTAAAGCCACGTTGGGCGCACCGCCCCATGAACTTCCCGATGCTTGGGTCCAGTAAAACTCGACTGCCGTAGTAGTTGGCGCGTATGCGGTGACTGCATAGAGAAAAGCGGCCGAATTGTCATAGATGAAACCTTGACCGACAATGATAAGTGACTGACGGGCTGTAAGGGGTAGAGAAACTCGTACAGAACTGCCCGCGGTCCCTGTTCCTGTCGCGGTGAGATAAACATACGCAAATACGATTTTTTGTACTTGTGCGTAACGCGATGGAACTGTCTCGGTCACGGCTACGGCGTTATTTTGCGTGACGGTCGGGGTCCATGTTTCCCACGCTGCGCCGATCGAGTTCATAATCGCGGCCGTGTTTTTCTGGCCCTGCACGAAACCGGCTGTGTATTGCGTTGCCATAGATACCTATCCTAGATAGTTAAAGTCGAGTGTGCCGAGAACGTCATCGTCGAGGGTCTCGGGCGAGGTGTACCGCATCGAGAGGGTGAGTTGGGTGCGCCAGACGCCCGGTTCGATTTGGTGGTCGATCGCGTTAATAAGGGCCGCCCGGTCGAATTGGTTTCCGACGGTCGGGGTTCGCTTAAACGTGACCCGGTCGAGAAGCTCTAAGGCGAGGATCGTCTGCCAGTCCGCCGCGGCGGTGTTCACGGAGACGTCGATAGGGGAGATCCGCGGAACGAGCGAACCCTGAACCCCTAGTTCGAGGGTGGCGAGTTGGGCCGCCGACGTTGGGGAGTCGAGTTGTGTTTCGATCGTGGTTGCGGCCCCGCCGTAGGCTTCGATGACGGCGTCCGAGTAGGCGTTTACTTCGCCGTCGCCGGAGAACTCGACGGTGATGTCGTTCTTGAGGTTGTCGGCGTCGTATTCGATGAGAAGGTCGGTCCCGTAGCGGAGACCTACCCCGGAGTCGGTAAACGTGGCTTGCGAGTTGGCGGAGCGCGTCGCGTTAAAGACGTCGAAGCGCGACGTCGTAGTCAGGACGCCGGTCTTCGAGACGTAGATTTCGCCGCCTTCGGAGTCTGCTACGAGTTGCATTTCGGGGACGACCCCGGTCCCGGTTCCGATTTCGGAGACGGTCGCGACGGGGGCCGCGGTGAACCCTTGTAGGGCCGCCGGGTAGTCGGTTGTCCCGATGAGGCGTTGCATCCGCGCGGTCGACGTTTCTTTAAGGCGGGCCGCGCCTGCGTTGTAGATCGTGGCGACGTCGGCGGCGGTAAAGTTGACTCGTTCCCAGACTGCTAACTCTTGAAAGTTAGCGAACCCGGTCTCGACTTGTAGAGGCCAGACGCCACCGGATCCCGCGCCGCTTCCGCCGCTGGTCGTCGTGGCGAGCGCCCCGTTTATGTAGACGGTCGGCGTCGAAGAATTATTAACGATTAGGAAAATGTGGAAAGGCTGCCCGAACGAGGGAACATAGGCGGCGGTTACGTACTCGTTCGACGTCGTTGAGATGCCGAAACGGGAGAAGCTAAAATTGATCTGTCCGGTGGTGTAATAGATTGAGACGCGGCCGCCGTTATTAGAGGCGCGGATCTGGTTATAGCCGACGCTTTGCGGTCCGGTTCCTTTAAGCCATGCCGAGATCGAGAGAATCGGGTAGTCGCCCACGATAGCGCCTGCGGGTGTCGGGGTATTTGTGAGGTCGTTCGCGCGGTATGAGGTCGTAAAAACGGACTGCGACGCGGCTCCGGGTGCGAGTTGCGGAGCCTCAAAGAAATACGGGTTCGTCGCGGCGTTTGTGTTGGTGAGGGTTTTCGTGCCGCTTATCGCGTCGAGAATGACTTGTGAACCTTGCGAGTCGTTCCCCTTAAAGTAGACCGTCGGCGAATAGGACCGGGTGACGTAGTCGGCCCAGTCGGTCGGGACGATTTCGTTAGCCATGAGGCCGAGGGCGTCGAAGGCTTGGATCGTGACCGTCGAGTCATAGCCGGCGTCGGTCCATTCGACGGGCCATCCGGCGATGTAGCCGCGGAACACTTCGTAAATGACGCCGTTAGCCTCGCCGACGACGCGGATCTGCCGGCGCGGAGTCAGTTTCGTGTAGTAGGGGCCGCTTGTGTAGAACGGGTCGAAACGGCGGTCGCGGTTGTCGAGGACGAGTTGCGCGGTCCCGGTGTCGAATTGGTCGAAGTCGGAGCTTCTGCCGCGGTGAATGGAGAGGCCGCGGACGTAGGTCGTGACTTCTGTCCATGCGGGGGCGGCGACGTAGGGGCCGTCTGTGAAGGCGATGTAGACGCCGGCGACGGGGAAGACGGACGGCGAGAAGGGTTCGCCGTTGTAGGTGTAGAGCGTCGAGTCGTATGTGACGCCGGCCTGATCGTAGGTGATCGCCATCGTCGTTTAGTTGCGGTATCCGTAGACGCGGATCGTGCCGCCCGTAACCGTTCCTGCGTTACAAGTCAGGGTGAAGGACGTAAAACTAGTTGTAACGGCAAGGCCGCCGTTCACGGTCCCGGAGTATGTTCCGCCGCCATAAGGAGAAGAGGCAGAAATGTAGGTGTCGTTAGTAAGAAATGGTGACACGACCGAAATGTCCGCGTAGTTCCCGCGGGTATTTGTTTGTCCTACATAAAGAAACCGTGTCGTATTGTTTCCCGTGTCTGCGGTTGCCGTTGTGCCGCCCCATACCGAATAGAGGAAGGACCAATAGTAGGCGGTGGCTTGGCTTCCGAATGTAAGCGCGAAAACGTTAGAGGCCGATGATGTTCCGCCGCTAACGAGAATACGGTAATTATCGTAGAGCGCGGAAAAGCACGTTACCGACACGCTAGAGACCGCGTTTCCGATAGTTACGTCGCCGTCGGCGGTAATCGTCCCGTTTGTTGCGGCGGTCGGGATGACTTTCACTAGCCCCATGTAGGTTTCGATCTTCTCGACCGCGTCGTTAAGGTCCGAGTGTTGGCCAGCGTGGGACGGCGACGAGAGCGCCGAGTTAGAGAGCGGGTCGGTGAAGTTGTCGATCGAACCGGGGAAACTAGAAGCCATAACGTCCTACTTTTTTTTCGCTTTCTTTTTCGGGCCTTGCACGACCAATGTCCCGGCGCGGTTGTCATACTGGCCGAGGATCTCTTTCACCTGACGTCCGATCGCGACCGGGTCGCCGACCCCGGCCTGAATGTTGATAACGAACCCCTGACCGACTCCGGGCGCACCGATCGAAGCCGAGGAGAGCGCGTCGACTTGGGGCTGGGCCGCCGAGATCGCGCCGGTCGGGGCGAGGCGGGACGTAATTCCCGCGGCGAGTCCGGCCTGCACGTTGGCGAGATCGGCGAGCGACTGGTTGAGGCCGCCGACGGTGAACCCTGCGGTTCCGTCGAGGAGGGCTTTCGTGACTTCTGCGCCGGCTGCGGGGCCGAGGTCGAGAAGCTGCTGAAGGCCGGCCTCTCCGAGGCCTTGCCCGATGAGGGTCTTCAGGTTCGAGCCGAAAGTCTTGGCCGCTTCGATCTGGGCGGCGAACGCAGAGGCGGGGGTTATGCGCGCTTTCTGTGCCGTGGTGACGGCTTGCTCGGCTGTCGCTACGTCCTGTACGGCCTTCAGATAGGCGTTTAGGTCGTCGCCTTGCTTTGCTACGTCGAGGGCGTCGTAGGCCTTCTTACGCTCGTCTAGGGCCGCCGTGTAGTCGTCCTCGGACTGGGTGGCCTTGTCGTAGGCTCCGGCGAGGGACACGCCGAACGAGAACGCGAGACCGCGGCCGAAGTCGTCGGCGGCTTCTTTCGCGTCGGCGAGTTTCTTCCTCGAGTCGTCGAGCGCCTCGTTCAGGGATTCGCGGAGCGCCTTCCCGGTTTCTTTGTAGGACTTGCGGGCGGCTGTGTTCGCCGCTTCGGCTTTTTGTTGAGCGGCTGCGCCGGCGGCGATCTTGCGGTTCCGTTCCTCGACGATCGCGGCGAACTCTTGCTCGGTGCGCGACTCTACATAGTCGGCGACGTTCTTCTGGTATTCGGCGTTCCGTTTCCTCATCTCGTCGATCTTCGGTGGGATCCGAGAGAAGAGGTCGTCGAACTTGCGGAACGCGGCCGCGGACTCGTTGGTCGCGTCGGTGAGGCCGCGGATCGTTTCCTCGGTTTCTTTCGCGAGCGGGTTCAGGTTCCGGAGGAACCCGGTCACGATGCCGATCCCGGTCAGGTTCCGGGCGAGATCGCCGATACCTTCGGCGAGGTTGTAAGCCGATGACGCGGTATCCGATAGGTCGCCGCTTTGTAGGGCGCTCGTAAAGTCGAGAAGTTTTTCGGTTCCGTCGGTGACGACCGGCAGAAGCTCCGTCCCGATCTGCTCTTTTAGTTCGCCGAACCGGACCGTGAGGTTCTCCATCTTCCCGGCCATCGTTTCGGCGGCGGCGGCTGCGGACCCGCCGAACTTGAGCGAGAGTTCTTCGGTGACGGTCGCAAGGTCTCCCGAGTTGAGGGCCGCCGACGAGAGGCCGAGACCGAGACGGCCGAGGGCGGAGGTCTGCCCCATCGAAGCGCGGGTTAGTGCCTTTACGACGGTTTCGAGGTCGACGTTCCCGCCGATCGAAACATCGGTAGCCAGCGAGAGGAGGCGCTGCGCTTTTGTCATGTCTCCAGTCGTGCGGACAAGTGTCGCGAGCGCGGGGCGAAGCTTGTCGTCGACGATGTTCGTCGCATACATCAGCGTTTCGATGTAGGACTCGGCCGCCTTAACCGCCTGCTCGTTCGCGCCGACTGTGTTTTGTAGAGACTTGGCGAGGACCGCTTGCGCCTTCTGGTCGTCCATCGCCGCCTTAACCGACGAGATAGCGAATTGTGCCGCGGCCGAACCGACGACGCCGTAGGCAAGCGCAGACGCTTGACTCCACGCGGCCTGCGCTTTGCCGAACGCGCTTAACTCTTTCGAGGCGTCTTGCAGGGATTTACGGAGCGGCGCGGTGTTCCCGCTTACGACGACGCTAATCCCTCTTGCCCGAGCCATGATCCGAGTCTACTTTCGTTGCGAGCGCTCGGCCTGAATAGCCCGGATGTCGGCCATGAGGTCGTCGTGGAAGTTGGCTTTAGTGCCGGGTTTAATGCTCTTCCCCGGATCGTTAAGAGTCGTCTTCGGGATCTTCGTCCCGTCGAGGCCGTGTCTGTCTATGAGGCCGTAGATGCGTTGCGCGTAAAGGTCGTAGACCTCTTGCCGCCTCGAGTCCATCGCGTCATAGATAAACGGCTGCGGCTTAATGCGGCGGGCGGGCCAGCCGAAGTGAATCGGCCCTGCGTAGGGGACCGCGGCCGAACCTGCGCGAACGCGACCCGAGGTGCGGGTAGCGACCGCACGGATCGAAGTGGCAAGCCGTCCAGAGCGGACCGGGACGTAACGCTTCGACCCTTCGACGATGACTTCGGCCGCCGCCTTATGCGTCGGTTTCATTTCATCTTTAAGGTCGTCGGACATGGAAGCGAGCGCTTTCTGCGTTTCTTTGAGGCCGACGATCTGAAGCTTCGAGCCTTGCCCGGACGCGACGCGGTAGCCGTAAGTCCCGCTAGCCATTAGGGATTTCGGCCTCGTTGAGAAGCGCCCAGTCGTTCGGCGGTTGCGGAATGAGGAAACGGATCATGTGCGAGAGGATGTCGGGCGGAGTGTCGAGTAGTTCACGCGGCGCGATTCCAGTCTTGAGCGCTAGGAGGGCGAAGAGTTCGGCGGAGCCTCCGCCTCGGTAGGGTTTCCGTCGTCGTCCCCTTTCGAGTAGCGGATCCCGGCGACTTGGTCGATCCATTTCTCGAATGTTTCGCCGAGGCCGATCGCCCCGCCTTTGAGCGCGGCGTAATAGCCGAGCCGGTAATGCCAATGTTTCGGGGCGTCGTCGGCCCATAGTTTGTCAAATGTTTCGGTCTCTTTGTCCGCCTCGAAGGCGTACTCGACCGACGGCCAGACGGGGAATGTTCCCTCGCGGCCGTCCCTGTGCCGGACGGTTACGAGAAGCACAAAACTACGCTACGGCTTTAGCGAGTGATCCGCCGGTGAACGAGACCGACATCGAGGCGAGGTCACCGACCGAACCGGCGACGGGCTGGGTCGCGGCGAGGTAGGCGTCGGTAATCGTGTACGACGGGTTCGTCGCGCTCGTGGCGGCCGATGTCGGCTTGATTACGACGGTAGTCGTCGCGCCGACGAGGGCGTCGAGTGTGGCCGCAACCTGCGACGAGGCGAAGTCCTGATTAAAGGTGACGTCGCACGAAATGTTCTGAAGGCCGCCGGTGAACTTGTGGCCGGTGGCTCCCATCGCGGTTACTTCGACCGAGTCGTACTCGTAGTTGAGGGTTACCGAGGTGACGTAGGCCGAGAGGTTAACCGCGTTAACGGTGACGCTCGCGTCCTTGAGGACAAATACGGCCATGAGTTACTCCTTTTCGGCCTTTTTGGTGGATTCGGACAGGTGTCCGGCTTCGATGAGCGCCTCGACGTTGCAGCCGAGAAGCTCTTCGTCGGTGATCGTGTCGCCGGCCTTCTTACCGTCGACGAGATCCGAGACGACTTTGTAACTAGCCATAGGCTTCTACCTCGTATTCGTAAGCGAAGAACTCGACGCCGCCCATACTAAGCGAAACGGGTGTGGCGCGGGTGACTCTCATCGTCGAGCATGATCCGTTAAGGGTGCCGCCCGATTCGAGCGCAGTCTTGACGGAACCCGCACCGGAGCCAGCGAGGAGCGCGTCCAGCGTGTCCGCCCCGGATCGCTCCGACATTCGGGAAACGACGAGATAGCACGAGAAGGTCGCAAGGTCGAGGCCGCGAGCGTTCGCTTCGTCCCATTCGATCGAGACATTCCCGACGATCGCCGAAGGTGTCGCCGGAGCCGTGTCCGGGATGTAGTCGTAGACGGTGCGAATCGACGCGATCGTGTCGAGCGCGGTAGCGGCCCCGCCGCGAAGCTGCGAGATCGTGATACTCAACCGACGACCTCACGGCGGTATGCCCGTACCATCGCCGAAATGTCACGCCCGAGGGGGGACATTCGGATAGCGCCCATTTCGGAGAGACCGAGGACGCCACCGACGGAGTCTTTCCGCTTGTAGAGATCGGCGCACAAGATGAGGGTCGCTTCGACGATGTCGTCGGGGATCGCGGGCCAGCCCCATCGGGCGGTGACGCGGACGCCCGGACGGTAGTTCCACGGATACGGGAAGTATTGGGTTCCGAGCGAGGTGAGAAGCGTGAAGGGCCGCCCGGTGGCGAGGGCGTTGAAAGGCTCGACGATGAAGTCGGTGTTATAGACGAGATTCGTCGAGTAGTTCGTTCCGTCGGTCGAGATGTCGACGGTTAGCCCGGTCGTGGTGGAGATGTCGTCGACGAGAAGCGACACGGGGGACACGGCGCGGTAGAACCGCTGCGACGTCGTGGAGTCTTGGTAAAAGTAGCGTCCAGCGATCCTGTCGATCGAACGCGACGCGGATTCGACGATCTGCTCGAGCATCGCGTCGTCGACGGTGTCCGCGACGGGGATCCCGAGGTAGGCCTTCGCGGTGGCGAGAGTGACGTAACCGTTCGTGATCGTCACTTCTTCACCTTTCGGACGGCGGCCTTCTTGGCGGGTTTCGGGGTGAAGCCCTCCTCGGCTGGCACAGTCGACGAGAGCCGAGAGAGGACTTCGGAAACGTCGCAGCCGAGGAGGACCAACTGGTCGACCACTTGACGCGCACGGTCGACGCGACCGCGCCGGACGTAACCGTCGAGTTCTCGACGGAGTGCGGCTTCGATGAGTTCTTTCATGGGTGGGGAACTTGCCCCGGGGCTGCGCTCCCCGGGGCGAAGTGCTAGGCCCAGTTCGCCGTGATGAGGCCGGTGCCGGTGATCGCCGAGAACGCGGTCGGGTACTTGCCCGCCGTGTATGCGGAGAAGCCGAAGACCACGGTCCGAATGGCGATGTTGCCGTCGGGCTGCTCGAAGCGGACGTAGAGGGGGTTCCCGCCCTGATCTTCCCAGATGTATGACTCGCGGAAGTCGCCGACGATGACCGCGGTCTCGTTGGTACCGGTTCCGAGGTTCGTTGGGACGTTGGCGTCTGCGACGACCGGGATGCCGAGAACCTGAAGGCCGCCGAGGTCGTAGCCGGGGCGGTCGTAGGTGCCGGGAGCATTGAACGGGTTGCCCGCGGTTGGCGAGAAGATCGGACGGTTCGTCGAGTCGAGGGCGCGGAGCCAGCAACCGATGAGCGACGGATGCGCGACGATGTGGGTCGCGTGTCCGAAGTAGTCGGTCGAGATGTCCGACACGGCTTCGACAAGCTTCGGGAAGAACTCGGCCCACGTTGGCGAAGCGTCGGTGTAGGTCACCGAGCCGATGCCCGAGGTGTTGAGGATTCCGCGATGCTCGCCCGACGAGCCGGAGCCGTTAACGGCCAGACCGTCGAGTTTCGTCTGGTAGGAGCGGATCGCGTCGCCGAGAAGCTGCGTCTCAACGCCGGTGCCGCGGAGGACCGCCTGCTTCGAGATGTCGAACATCGACGCGACGGTGTTCACGTTCACGGTGAGGAGCGTGTCATCGGGCGAGGACTCGGTCGGAGCGGTGTTCTCCGAAGCCTGCACATACGAGGTTATGCCCGTGGTCAGTCGTCCGACGTTCACGGTCATTCCAGAGGCGGGGAGTGCCGCGTTCGTCGAAATGTCGAGCGTCGGGCGTCCCGCGCGGCGAAGCGGCGCGAACTGATCGACGAGGTACTGCGGGATCACAAGACCGGCGAAGTTACTCGAACCCGAGTCGCGCTTCTCCAGACGGATCTCGTTCTGATAGCGGGCGATCCGCTCGCGGGCCTCGTACGATCCGCCGAACTCGGCGGCCATAGCGTCGGCGAGAAAGTCGTTCGCGCTGCGAGCGTGATAGGTCGCCTCTTCCGAGGTGACGCGGTAGCCGCCGGTGCGGGTTTCGACCGGCTTGTCGCCGTCGACCTTCGCGACGATTTCGGCGTGTGCCGCGTTGCGGGTTTCGATCTCGGCGATCTGGCCGATGCGCTCGTCGAGTTTTTCGACTTCCAACTTCAGAGCCTGAATGTTGGCGAGTTCAATCTCGGTGATGTCGCGATCTTCGTCCGCGGCGCGGGCGAGGGTCGAGTCGATAAGGGAAGTCTTAGCCGACCGCTGCTCGGTCAACTTCGACAAGAAGGCGTTAGCCATTGTGGGTGTCTCCTGTGAGATGTTGTCGGTTTGGGTTGCCGAGGTGTCGATCCGTCCGGTGAGAGGTGCCGCCTTTGCGGGGTGTCTGCTGCCGGTGTCGAGGTGTCGTTATTTGGAAGAATAGCGAACGGCGCGAAGATCCGCGAGCATTTCTTCGACTTGTTCGCGGCGGGACCGAGCGGAGACGTTCGAGGCTCCGGCTTCGCGGTAGTAGCCGCGGACCGTCTCGTCGTTCTCGAAGGCGTAGTCGATCGGCGAGTCGGCGGCGAGGGCAAGGATCGCGGACCGCTTCGCCTCCTGCGAGCCGACGAGAATTAGGTCGTCCCATTCGAGGCCGATGTCGTCGAGGAGGCGTTCCGTCTCAGGCCGCCGATTAGGGTCGCGGCCCGTGATGACATAGACCTCACGGCCGAGGGCGTTAATCTTGTCGATCGTTTCGCGGATCGGTCGGGTTCCGTTGCGGACGATGGTGTCATCTATGTCGGTCGCGACTACGCCCGATTCGATCTGTCGGTCTTCCATCGCGGCGATCTGATCCTCGACCCAAGCCTTACCGGGGTCGCCGCCCCAAAGCGCCCACGCGATCCGACCCGCCGACGGATAGCCATCCTCGCCCGGGGAGAAGCCTTCGCCGTCCTTGTCAACCTCATGGCGAGCGAAGTAAGACCGCATCCGCCGGATCGTCGACGGGGAAAGCGTCCGTTTATTTGCGATGTCACGCGCCCGAGCGACCCCGACGAGGGTTCCGCCGCGGCCGAACTCTTCACGCCATGCGAGGCCGCGTTCCGCTTCGGCGGCCATTTCGTTAGTCGGGACGCCCGGTGCGCGGGCTTCAGGCTCCGAAGCGTAGAGGGCGGCCATCTGCCTTTCGGCTTGCGCTCGGGTGCGGTGGCAGCCTTCGACCTCGGTCGTGCCGTCCTTTACGACGGCGAAGCCGGCACACTCCGGGTTATCGGTCTCAATGTGCCACGGCATCGGTTAGGCGTCCGGGAGGAGCGTCGAGACAACGTCCGTCCCGGTTGTGACAATGCCGTAAAGTTTTTCTCCGGGGGGTAGTTGCATGACGACCGGGCCGGCGGCCTTGTCGAGATAGAACCCGGAGCCGGCCGCCACGTCGGAACCTCCGAGATAGACGACGCCGTTTCCGATCGTGTGGATCACGATCGTTCGATTAACCGAGTCCGAGTCGACGATCAGCGTCGGCGTCGTGCCGACGGTGTGCTGCTGGCCGATCACTTCAGACCCTCGAGGATCTCACGGGCCGCGTCGAGGTTAGGCGTCTGCGACTGCTCCCGAATACCCGCGACCGCGGCGGCCATGCCGTAAGCGCCGAACGTGACGAGGCTTACTTCGGCGAGGTGGGCGCGGACTCGCTCGATGACGCCGTCGGCGCGTTTGCGGTCCTGCAAAGGTTGAAACCCGACGGAGAATTGGTCGACCGCTCCGTCTGCTACGAGTTCGAGTAACTCGTCGCCGCGTTGGGTCTTTGAGACACGGAACTCGCCGTAAAGGCCGCCGGCTTCTTCGCGGAGAAGTGTCGCCCGTCCTTGTGGGAGTTGGTTCGCGTCGTGGCCGACTAGGAGCTTTACGCGGTGCGCGGCGCGGGTGACCGCGGAGAAAGCGCCGGGGAGGAATACTTCGGTGAGCGAGCGGGTGATTCGCTGCTCGACGTTGTAGGGGACGACGATCCCGACGATCGTCCTTCCGTCCCCCCCGGCGCGGATCTCGAGGTCCGATTCGTAGTTGCGGTTCTCTATCACGAAAGGATTTCCTCCTCGGTGTCGTCTTCGTATTCTTCGACGTCTGACTCGTCGTCGATCTCGAGCGGGCCTTCGTCGGCTTGTTCTCCGTCGAGCGGTTCGAGGTCTTCGATCTTGCGAACGTCGTCGACGGTCAGGAAGCCGGACCGTAGACCGATTTCGTGAGCCTGATAGCGAGTCAATGTGTCCGGGCGGAGGAAAGCGTCGACGTTAAACTTCGCGACCTGTCCGCGTGGCAGAAGATCCGAGAACGCTTGCTCGAAGCGGATAATCCACGGCATCAGCGCGAACCGGAGAAGCTGCATCTGCTCCTCTTGCACGTTCGAGTAGGTGCGTGACGAGTTCGGTGCGCCGAGGTAGTAGCCGGGTATTCCGAGAATGTTCGCGATCTCGGTGAGATCGAACTGTCGGCTCTCGACGAGTTGACTGTCGCCAGCGTTGTCGGTGAGAGGCTCGACTTTAATTCCGCCAAGTACCGCGGGTTCACGCGAGCGGCCGCCGTAATGCATAAGCCACTTTTGTTTAATGAGGTCGGCGTCTTCTTGTGAGAGATCCGGGTTCTCCGTATGCAGCACGACCGACGGGGTCGTCCCGCCGTTAAAGTAACGCGCCGCGTACTCGTTAACCGCGATCGACATCCCGAGGCCTTGCCGTTGCGCCTGCAAGATACCGACGCCTAAGTGTTCACCGGGGAACGTGAAACCCGGAACGTGCATAATCTCCGACTGATCGAAGCGGACGTTGTCGATCTCGTAGATACGGCGACCGTCTTCGTATTTGCATTTCACGCGCATAGGGTCGATCGGATAGATCGTGTCCGGGTAGCCGGAAGGGCCGAGCGGTCCGAGAACGGCGAAGAAGTTTCCGTCGACGATCGCACCGGCAACGGCGGCCTGAATGGTGGAGAAGCGTGTCTCGGGCGGGTTAGGCCGCGACAGGATCGGCGGCGTCGCGATGACTTGCCCGTTACGTATGGCGTCGATCGGCAGACCGGCGATCGCGGACGCGATGAGGTTCACGCCACGCCAGACGCCGGGAACCGAAAGAGCGTTCGTCCGGTCGACATACACGCCGGCCCAAGTGTCGACGTAGTTCCGAGAGATGCGGCCGTAGCCGTCGACCGAGTTTCCGTTAGGGAACGTGATTCGCTGCCGTTTGAGAAGATTAAGAAGCACTAGATCCCTTCTCGAGTGCGATGCCGAACGCGACTAGAGCGACGCCCGCGGCGGCGATACCCGCCGGAAGATAGACGAAACCTAGAGCCACACTTAGAAGCGTAGTCCCTGCGGCCTGTAGTGCTAGGGCAATTCTCATAGAACGAAGCTCCTCGTCGTCGGTTCCGGTTTCTTCTGTGTCGCATTGTGCCACGCAAGCGTTGCGGCGTAGAGCGGCGTAATGTCGACCCCCGCATCGTTACGCGCCCAGAGCCAGCCCGCGCCCATGCTCTTCTTCTTCACGCCGGCGACGGCCGCCTCCAGATGTTCGTCGGGGCGAACCTTAAGAGTGTGGGCCTGTATCGCGTCGAAGAAGAGTCCGCAAGCGGCGACGACGTCTCGGGTCGTGTAGCGGGCGATGACGATCCCGAGCGCCTCGAGCGGCTCGACGAGCGTCCCGGCGGGACCGTAGCCGTCGACAACGAACGGCGCTTTATGGCGGCGGGAAAGGGCGCGGATCCGTTCGGCGACCCAGCCCATGCCGTCGCGGGATTC